TCGACATCGACGTTTTTTAATTGGCGGCCCATGTTCATTTTAATCATTCGTTTCATCTTATCCCATTCGGGATTTAGCGTTTTGCAGTGTCCGCACCATTCGGCGTAGATTTTCCCAACGTATAGTTTCTTACTATGCTCTTGCTTTTCTTCCGAAGACGATTTCTGATTCATTAAAATATAATGAGAAAGAAGTTTCTCGTTATTTTTCTATCGTAATAAATATATACAAAATGGTAAAAAAGTTTTCAGGTAGTTTCGATATATTACCGTATGCCGTTTATATTTTCGCAATTACGGTCCTCTTGGTAGTCAGTGGATATTTTCTATTTTGGCTGGGCAAAAATGCAGGCGAAGTGGAAGAACGCGTCGAAACCGGCGTTAAAACCGTCTATCGAAATGTAACTCGTGTGGGTGGAGATATAGTGGATTATGTAGAAGACAGTGGGGAACAATATTATCGCGCCACGGAGAATGAGATCAACACGACGACTATGCCCGTTCAAACAACGGAACCAGTGCCTCCGACTACACCTATGTCTCCGACTATGCCTCCAACTACACCTCCAGAAGATTGCCCGAACCTTTTAATCAAGCGCGGGAATCAATTGGTGCTGTATAATAAAAACAAACCCGAGAAGGACGGCGAGAACCCAATCTATTTTAAAAATTTAGACGAATATATTTATTATGTAAAAGTGCAACGTGTCGAAGAGAACCAAAATTGCCCCGTGCTCTATTTGCAAGAAGAAACTACCGCACAAGGGGAGGATGTGTATAGAATACGTCCCGGCCCATTCCATACGCAGGGCGGTGCGCCGCCATCTGGTACAGTCGGACTCGCTCAATATTTTCAGGGAACCCCCGCAGGGGTACCCATTTTAGGGAACCAGCCCATTGTTCAAGCCCCTAAACCATTTAATCAATCCGGGCTACCAAATGGCGTGTCTTTGATGAAAAATGGAGCTCCCGTCACAGAACCACCAACTAAACGTCCCACGGTTCCTTATCTGGATGCGAATAGTCAAATGAACCCAGGGGCGTTTTACGGATTTGACCCAACAAACCAATATGTGGGCAAATACACGATTTTAGACAAAATACACGATTCTACGAAAACGCAGAATTCGAACGGGTTGAGCGACAATCCAATGGATCCAAATTGGGGGGGAGCTGTATTTACAAACAAGCAAATACAGTCCGGGAAATATACTGGCGATTTAGTAGAAGTACCCACAAAGAAAGATCTGGCGAATACAAGCGCACCAACACAAGGGGCAGCACCGGTTCCCGGCACCGCGACGCCATCCCCTACGTCAAACACATCCCCTGCACCAAAAAGTGATAATCCCATGGATGTGAATTGGAGTGGAGTAAGTTACGCACAATTCGATGCAGCAAGCGGTAAATATGAAGGGGACGATGTGAAAATTGCAGTAAATGAATAATGCATCATCTTAAACATTCGTCGGGGGGTGTGTATAGTAAATATGCAGCCACATTTTGCGCAACCAACTTACTCAACTTGCGCGTCTTCCCCTTGCTTTCACATACAATAGCGCCTAAACAATCTGGATTTTGACGGAGTTGTTCCATCAAATTCGACAAAGACCGAAATTCACGCATAATCGCAACCGCAGAAACCGCGCTGATTCCGGGTATTTGACATAATACAATCTCGCCAATATTTTCGGGAGTGATATTCTCCTTTTTCACTTTTTTCACAACGGAACAATATGGCGCCACCTCTGCACCTTGCGCGACCGTGGATGACCACGACAACTTCCCGCGCGCAGTTTCGCGTCCAATCTTGTCCATGCTGCACATAATCCATTCGGCGGTCTCTTGGACAGAACATGTGCGTAATACGCTAAACCCTTTGAATACTTGAAGGGAGGTCATTGCGGAATATACCATTTTCTTTTCTGCCGGATTATGCAACTGACTCATCATTCCTTCAATAATATAAACAATATGATGCGGTTGAACACCGGAAGAATGTATAAGCCGGTGTGACTGTTCTTCGTATCGCCCATCTTTTATACTGGCTAAAAGGTCGGTCAAAGATTTGCGCTCAATTAGCAAGACTATAGTGTCGGTTTCATCGGTGATTAACGCATCGCCTAAAGGAAGTACGCGACTTTCAATTGTATTTTCGGTCGCGGGGTACGACGAACATTTGTCGCGCAACGTGGCTTCGCGCTCGTCCAATATGAGTTTCATAATGTATTGTATATCAATACATTACGAGCTAGTTATATGGTTTTACAAAATACTTTAATTGGCGGGTTTATTGTGATCCGGTTCCGGGAATAGTATAGTAAATACCAACCTCTGGGCGAACACCAACAGGACGTGATTGGCGAACATTGGGGTTCACAGTGTAACGAAGACCACGAGGGATGCCGTAAAGAGTATTGCTTGTTCCGCTAACGCGAATAGCAATCGGGAACCAATGGTCCTTGCCTACACTCGGGGGAAGACCGGCCTTGGCGCTTCCACCACCTTGGGGTAAATTTGTAATGCTAGCGGTATAGCGTGCCTTTTTGCTGCCGTTCATTAACACCATCTTTGTCTGTTATATACTTATGTTAGACAAAATTTTCGTTTGCATAAAATTTATTCTCAAACAACATAAACATAAAGCGCCAAATATCTTTATCCGGAATTCATTTTATTTGACGAATAACATGAAGGCATATACCAGAAATAATAGCGAATCCATAACGTCGCGAAATGTGACTTTGTTGGACGACGACATCCGCGTCGAAAAAAATGCGCAGGGAATAGAAACCTTTGTATTTGATCCATACAATCCCCTAAATAAACTCATTTCCAACAGTGAAATCCAAACACTTTTGGAAACGTATGGGATTCGAGCTCCATTGCATAATTACGAGTTGTATCGACGCGCGTTCATTCATAGGTCTCATTTGAAGCGGCCCGATTTGGAGAATAGTCAAAACAATGTGATAATTGTGTCTAAACCAGATGACTGTTTGCCGCTAAATACGAAATCCAACGAACGATTGGAATTTGTAGGGGATGGGGTGTTGGAATGTATTACTAAATATATCTTGTATCGACGCTTTCCCAAGGAAAACGAGGGATTTATGACGGAAAAGAAGATTGCATTAGTGAAGAACGAGGCGATTGGGCGGATCGCATATGAAATGGGACTGCACAAATGGATTGTGTTATCAAAACACGCGGAACAAAAGCAGACGCGAACGAATTTGAAGAAGCTAGGATGTTTGTTTGAGGCGTTTCTCGGTGCGCTCTTTCTGGATTTTAATAAAATTAATGTGAAAGACGAACACGGTTGGTTTGATAATACATTCTTGACTGGACCTGGGTTCCAAATGGCGCAGGTATTTGTCGAAAATGTGTTTGAGAAGCACGTGGATTGGATAAATTTGATTCGAAACGACGACAATTACAAGAATATTTTGCAAGTTCGCATCCAGAAAGAGTTCAAGGTCACTCCGGATTATATGGAATATGCGACACATGATATGGATGAAGGATATCACATGGGCGTCTATTTATGTTTAGGACAGCCGATTCATGCAGTAACCCCGAATCAGGCGTTGCCCATGTCCGATTTTGGCGATTTTGCATCAGTTCATCAATACATGTCTGAGCACGGTCGCTGTCTGATTATGTTGGGCAAGGGAGTGCATAAAATCAAGAAGAAGGCGGAACAAATTGCGTGTGAAGAAGCTTTGCGTTAAGTGTCCGTTTGCGTTAAGCGTCACGAATATACCACAAAATTGATATGTTTTTTTAAAGATATATCAATTGTATCAATTTATTTGCCCAGAAATGGATACTATTCAATCAAACGATCGCGTGGAGTGGTATTACTCGAAACTGCCGTACTGCAGTTCGTACGGTAATCGAATTCGGTATTACTCACGACTATTGCGCAGTTCGCCCGATAGTCGCAAATGGTATTACTCGAAACTACCATATGAACTTCAAGATGTTATATTTCAATACGTTGAACCGGAGTACATGTTGTCTTCATGGTTTCCTGAAGATAAAGATTTGTTTGAATTCATATCGGACATCGCCCACGAATATTGGGGAGATGCTATCGAAATGATGCTAAACGATTTCTACAAGTGTTTTCCCAAACACACACGCGACGAAGAATTGCTACATCATTTTACATATTTGTTGAAGGATAAACATAGCCCTAGAGCTGTTTCAGGATATTGGCGCACCGAAGACGGGGCGGATTTCAACGAATTTACAACGACATTGTACAATGAACTTTTGCCGATAATGCGGGACCCGAAACATAGTCATTCGTTTTGCAGGTTAATGGATGTATATAATAATCGTTACGACGAAGCAATGCATAAATATCGGGACATGTAAATGCGCGTCATGTGAAGAATGTATATTTTTCTTTTCGGGAAGGGTATTATCATATTCGCCCCATAAATGATTAAATTATGACGCTATAATATATTACACAAGGTCTGTAGTAAGTATGATCAATAGAAGTTATTTAGACAAATTAACACAAAAACCAATGCCGAACAAGAAATACAAAACGGGTGTCCTTGTACATTTTGATAATATACCAACCGGCGCGCCAAAATCCAAGATTATATCACAAGAAACAAGAGTCGAGGGAGTGGAAGAGGAGAAGGAGAAGGAGAAGGAGAAGGCGGTTGTTTTGGGGGAAAAAAATGACTACGAAAAACTAGTTCCGATTATTTTTCAAGACCGCCGGTCGTTAACCAAACTCGACCGTGCGACCGTCGTGGATGCACTTAAACAGCGGCGCATTTTTGGTGTGCGCAGAGTGACCGATCCTCAACAAATGCCTATTTTAGAGGAAGATATGATAGAAAGCGTGGAACCGCCATCGGATGAAAAGAAGTCATTAGAAACCGATGTGGTTTTACAACCACCCGTTCCGATCCAAGATGTTGTTCCGATCCAAGATGTTGTTCCGGTTCAAGCAGTTGCTAAAAAAACGCCAGGCGCGCCTAAAAAACGTGCAGGCGTGCCTAAAAAACGCGATCTGGAAAAAAACGTCGAATCCAAAATCGGCGACACCGATGGTTTAGATGAAACGGTGTTCGAAAAACGTTTGCCGAATTATTCAAAGGACCACGTTATTAAGGCGTCGCCATATTATATGAACAACCGCAAATTGTTCATCAGTAAATTGGCCCCCATGTTTGCCCAATACAAAAAGGAGCTTTCGACCAGCGCGAAGCCAACTTCTTGCGATGCGCCCGATTCAGAGAAGGCGAATTTCAAATTGATGGTCCATCAAAAGGTGGTTGCCGATTATTTGAACCTATACACACCGTACAGAGGACTTTTGCTATATCACGGTCTGGGCTCTGGTAAAACATGTACATCAATTGCGATCGCGGAGGGCATGAAATCCAAGAAACACATATACGTATTTACTTTGGCTGCACTAAAGGCGAATTTTTTTGAACAAATGAAGGTCTGTGGTGACCCAATTTATAAGCTAAACCAATTCTGGGAGTTTGTATCGACGGAAGGACAACCGGATTACATACCCTTATTATCCAAAGCATTATCGATTTCGACGGCAACCGTTCGCAAGAACCGCGGTGCGTGGATGGTCAATGTAAGAGAGGAATCCAATTTCAATAGTTTAGCCGATGCAGATAAAAAGGCGGTCAATGAGCAATTGGACGAAATGATACGATCGAAGTACACGGATTTGAATTATAACGGAATGACCAAGGCGATTATGGATAATTTGACCGCAAATTCCACCAAAAACCCGTTTGATAATAGCGTGGTGATCATTGACGAAGCGCATAATTTTGTAAGTCGTATTGTGAATAAAATACGCGAAAAGAATTCGATTTCATACAAGTTATACGAATTGCTAATGAGCGCTACAAATACACGCATCGTTTTGCTATCCGGCACACCCATTATTAATTATCCGAATGAAATCGGTATTATGTTTAACATTCTACGCGGGTATATCAAGACTTGGACTTTTCCTGTGAAATTGGACGAAGGTGCCGATAAACCTAGTCGCGAAAATATATTGAAATGGCTCGAACAGGATGGATTAAACCGTTATGATTATGTTGAATTCAGTGGGGATAAATTGACTATTACGCGAAACCCATTTGGCTTTGTAAATGCGTTTAAGTCAGAGCCCGGTGCTAATCGTAAAATAAAGGGCGGCAATGGATCCAAGAAAAGGCGTGCGAATAAAAAGGCGCGTAAAAGTGCGAAACAATCCAAGAAGGGCATTTTCGAAGTGAAAAACGGATTGTTGGTCATACGAGATCCCGTTGATAATTCGCTAATGGATGAAACGGACGATAATAGACAAGAGCGGATTCAGGCCGAATTTGAAGTGCAGCGAGGCGGCGGTTTGTTTGAGAACTATGCGGGCGTTGAACTGGATGAGACCGGAAACATGAGCGATGCCGAATTTAAAAAGGCCATTATAAAAATGTTGAGCAAACATAAAATTCAATCCGAAAGTGCGAAGGTTAAGGTCACGCCGAATACGGCGCTGCCTGCAGTATCCAAGGAGTTTTTGGAACTTTTTGTTGAATTGGGTGCGAAATCCATGAAAAACAAGGATGTTTTCCAACGACGTATTCTTGGACTGACCTCGTATTTTAAAGGTGCAGATGATAGTCTTTATCCACAATTCGTCCCTTCTGATCACGATAATGTGTATCATATTGAGCGCGTCCCAATGAGTGAATACCAATTTGGATTATATGAGAAAATTCGTAACGAAGAAAGCAAGCGCGAAAAACAGAATTCCCGAAATCGTGCGAAGCGCGAGAAGCAGGGTGTGGAGGATTTATTTAAAATCGCATCTACATATCGCATCGCGTCGCGTATGTGTTGTAATTTTGCGTTTCCCGACCCACCCGGAAGACCACAGAAGCGTGAGGGCGAAAAGGGAGGTGAAGAGGACTTGGGTGTGATCGAGAATATAGAGGAGGGTGGTGAAGAGGAAGAAGAAGAAGAAGACGGCGTAAAACCTGGGCGTAAAAAGAAGTTGGGTGGATCTCTTCAAGATGGTGATTCGGATGAGGAAGAGGAAGACAACAACAAGGTAGAAGAAGAAGTAGAAGAGGCAGATACAGGAAAACAAAAGAAGATTATGGTTGATTCAGATGAAATTATTTTAGAAGGTGTCCAAGATTTAACAAATCTTGAAATGCCCGAAAAAAAAGAGGATAATGCGGATTATGCAAAACGTATGCAACGGGCCTTGTCCGAATTGAAAACGCGATCGGATGAAATATTCAGTCCTGCGGGGTTGCAAATGTACAGCCCCAAGTTCATGCGAATCTTGGACAATATTCAAAACAAGGATAATGTGGGACTCCATTTGATTTACAGTCAATTCCGTTCAATGGAAGGTATCGGGATTTTAAAATTGGTATTGGAGGCAAATGGTTTTGCCGAATTGAAACTTCGTCGTGCAGGAAACGAGTGGGAATTAGACGAGAATGATGAAGATGCAGGGAAACCCAAGTTTGCCTTACATACTGGAACCGAAAGCGACGAGGAAAAGAAAATCATCTTGAATATTTATAATTCCAAATGGGGGGAAGTGCCATCCAAGATTTTGGCGAAGTTTCAGGAAAGAGGACAAACCAACAATTTTATGGGAGAAGTGGTTCGCATATTGATGATTACCGCATCGGGCGCAGAAGGAATTAACTTGAAAAATACCAGATTTGTTCATGTAGTTGAACCCTATTGGCACATGGTGCGATTGGAACAGGTCATTGGGCGTGCAAGACGTATATGCAGCCATCAAGATTTACCATCGGAACTACGGACAGTACAGGTTTTTCTATATATAGCAACTTTGACTGAACAACAAAGCAAAGACGAAAAACACATTGAACTTCGATTGCGCGATGTTAGCAAATTAACTAGCAAGCTGACCAATGATACCGACGACTCATCTCTTCTGGGACGTTATGTTCGCAATTTGACGGAATCGCCTGGTGTGGTCACAACGGATCAACAACTGTTTGAGAACGCATTGCGCAAAGATTATGTGAATTCTCAAATACTGAGTGCCGTAAAAGAAACCGCTATGGATTGCCGTTTATACGGGAAACAAACCAAGGATGAAAATCTGGTATGTTATAGTTTTGGACAAGTTCAATCAAATGCATTTGGTTCCCTGCCGACACTAACCCAAGATTTAGCAGAAACATCGGTGGATGAAACCCGCGAAACACAGACAATGTTCGTAAGCTTGACCTACAAGAACAAAAAATATATGAAAAACATGAAAACTGGGGAACTATATGAAATGACCAAATACAAAGAGGCCAAGGACAACGAGACCGAACTGGGAGAAGCGGATGGGCGCGTGTATAAAGAACGCGGCGCGGAGAAAATAGAGATTTTTTAGAAAACAGCATAAACGCGTATATATAGTAACCATTATATACGTGAAATTCAAAATGATATACGAAATATTTGATTGGGAGGAGGTAAAAGCATATATTTGCGAGACGGCTACTTTTACATGGGAGGTGATCGGTTATATTCATCAGTACATTGACGAAACGGAATTCATATTTTAATTTTTCCATTATTTATAACATACGTATATGTTATAAATAATGGAATTTCTTACAAAATTTATAAACATATTCATAGTGATCATATTGTATGTGAAAATCTCGTATGTTATATGTGTATTTGTCGAATATTATTTGAAATACCGTCATACGGATATTGACGTGAGTATTTGGATAAAATGGAAGGATATTTTTCATTCGACCTATTCTACCATGATGAGTATATTGTTAATCCTCCTATTTAGCCAAATTTTACACAAAGGGCCCGTCGTGGTAGATGAACATACTAAAACATTTTTAACAACATTTGGTGTCTTGTCCCTGTTTGATTATTTACATATTACGCAATGAACAAAAAATATCGGATTACACGGTATATGAGTTTTGCAAAACTATATTCTTGCTGGACGCTGTTATTTCAATGTACAGGTAAGTCAAAATATTCGGATATGGAAGGTGTGGAATATGTTCAAATCGAAGGTGGATCTATAATTTGATAAAGTCTGTAGTTTATGAAATCATTATGTTCAATTATTATTTAACGGGAAACAAAATATAAAAACAATTGCGTTTGTTTTTATATAATTCGATACGGCCGATGAACGAAGCAAATAATGTAATGACCATTAAAACGGTCCAGATTCAACCCATCCGTAATATGATTACTGCAATTAAGGACATTTTAACGGATGCTACAATTACTTATACACGATCTGGTTTGAAAATTATTAATTTCGACAAGACGCATACAATTTTAGTAAATGTTATTTTGCACGCCCATAAATTTGAGCACTATGTGTGCAATCCCGATAAAATCATCGTGTGTGCGAATACCATGCATTTATTCAAAGTAATTTCTACCATGTCTAACGACGACACATTGTCCATGTACATTGATAGCGACGATTATCATGATGGGATTGTTTCACATTTGGGATTGCAATACGACAATGGTGATATCAAACAATGCTATAGCCAAAAGTTGCGATTGATTGAGCCAGATACGGAAGAATTGATGGTGCCCGATGTAGAATATTCTACTGTGATTAACTTGCCCACTGCGGATTTTCAGAAAATCATTCGCGACATGAATGGTATTTCGGATCGCATCGAAATTAAGTCTGTGGGTAACGATTTGATATTCGCATGTGAAGGAAATTTCGCCAGTTCGCGCATTTTCCGTTCCGAATCGGATGGGTATATGGAGTTTATTCAAAAACCGGATGCGTCGGTCATTATTCAGGGTGAATTTTCGTTGAAGAGTTTGGCGCATTTTATCAAATGTACCCCCTTGTGTAGTCATTTAGAGATGTATTTAGGAAATGATTTGCCGCTGATTGTGAAGTACGACGTGGCTTCGTTGGGCGAAATCAAGCTGTGTTTGGCGCCGCTTCCTCCGTGTTAGTTGGATACTAAATCGCATCCCCTGGTGTGAGCAATAAAATATTATATATAGAATACTATATATAATGTCCGAGTCAGATAGTACATCAGAATTAGATTATAAATCTCTGGATATTGCGGTTCAAACTCTTGCTGGTTCCCGATCTTGGAGTGAGTCCATAGTAGCAGGAATAAAAGCCCCTTACCGTAAATTGGTTTCTCCGTTGGGAAAATCAAAAGGAAGACAGGAAGAGTTCAATAAGTTTGTATTTGGGAATATGAAATTGCGCAGAGAAGATCAGGAAATGTTATTAAATGCGAAATTTGAAAAGGTGGTTCTTGACGAAAATAACACAACAGAATATTATCAATATGATAATCCATCAAATAGTCTATATGCCGGATCTATAAAATATATTGGAAAATATAGCAAAACTACAATTACAGAATTAGCTCACGACCATTATACATATAATAACTATGTATTTTTGGATGGAGAAACCAGTCATACTATTGGATATATAGGTGAATTATACACATTAAAGCCGGATGCTATCTTAACAGATAATGATAAAGTGGTAATGCAATCCTATGTACCACCAAAAGATACAAGCGGCGGGAAACGCACTACATCGAAAAAACGACGAATGTATTCGAAGAAATCAAAACAAAAGAGAAAATCAATCAATAAACCAAAGAAATAATAAGTAATGCGCATAATAAAAATACAATATTGTTATTATGATTATACCATCGAAGATTTTTTCAATGGTTTATACCAGCGAAGATTTAAAATGGGCCGCTCTTTAGAGCGGGGTTTCAAATCGTTACTGGAATCTGACCATTGAGAAATTAAAATGTCCCATTTTAATTCTTCAATGGTTTAAAACTCGGGTGCGTGCTTTTTGAACAAACATCCCTGGATTGAAAGGTTTTCAACCGGGATTAATATACACGGGTCTTGTACGGAACAATCACGAAGCCATACCTTGACTATACAGAAATTTTTCTTCGGCGAAATGGTAATACCATTGATTAATTTACTATATTTCTGGTCTCGGCTAAGTGTCTCTCCACACAACGCATAAAACAGGGTTTTCCACACTTCATATACTTGCTTATTTAACACCTTGAATGAAAAGCAACCACCATTTCGGTTGTGTTTGTCTTCCCACATTGGCGTAATACCAGTGCGCATTGCGAATAACATGCAATGTTTTACTACCTTTTCGGGTAGTTTTTCATTAATCGCAATCGCTTGTTCAACCGTTTGAACGCCGGACGCGATTGTTTTATAACTTGAAATATCCCATTTTTGATCGTTTGGTAAATGGTAATACAAATCCCATTTACCAGGCAAAGCGTTGGTTTGTGGGGAAATAGGAGTCCCTATAGACATCACCCGTAATATATTATAGATACAATTCTTTATGTTTATGTAAGTAAAAATATTATACCAACCACGTAATTCATTTATATGGCTACTTATGCAACAAGTTCCTCATCTTCTGATTCTGCCTCTACATTTACGACATCTTCTTCTGATTCTGCCTCCACATTAGCACTAACATCTTCTTCTGATTCTGCCTCCACATTAGCACTAGCATCTTCTTCTGATTCTGCCTCTTCTATTTCCTCTTCGACTTCTTCTGCTTCGCTTTCCTCCTCTTCGACCTTGGCTTCGCTTTCCTCCTCTTCGACCTTGGCTTCGCTTTCCTCCTCTTCGACCTTGGCTTCGCTTTCCTCCTCTTCGACTTCTTCTGCTTCGCTTTCCTCCTCTACCTTGGCTTCGCTTTCCTCCTCTTTGACCCTGGCTTCACTTTCCTCCTCTTCGACCTTGGCTTCACCTTCCTCCTCTTTGACCTTGGCTTCACTTTCCTGCTCTTCGAATATTAAGATTGAAATATTCTCATTATCTACACGAATATACTGATTTGGTTTCACATTATATACATTCACATTACTATCTATAATCTGAATTGAATACTGTTCGTCGCATATAAACGCCAATTCTTGATATTCTAAATAGCGTCGCATAAATGCGGGTGAAAACAGTTCATTACCAATACACCAAAACCCTTCGTGCAATTGAATTTCAATCGATTCGGGCAATTCTGGATGGCTGTATGAAATAGACATGGGTCTGAAACCCGATGTTGTCCCGCTTAGTACGGTCGGAATATCTACCGAACTACACAATCTTACCGCATACCAGTCATTGTTTTTCATCACAATTATTCCATTTTCACGCATTGTGTTATTCGATATAGATTGGGACGCGTTGCTGAACGCGACACTATAGTCATCCTCTTCCGAAAGAATTTGGTAATTCTCAAAGAAACGGTCTGGCGCGGGCGGAATCTTATTCAATTTACACGTTTGTATCCACCGAGTCGCAACTGGCTCACGCTTTGCACGAGACGTAAAATCGCGCAATTTACCGTTAAACAATTGTATTTTATCCACACAATATTTGACCGATTCAAATTCGCGATATGCCCATTTTCCCATATTTTCCAACTGAACCATTGCTCGACTATGTAACCACAACATATCCAGCGCCAACCTTTGCATACGTTCGCTTTTTGCAATATCAACGACCGCACCCATAACCCAAGATGCTACATTCGCCGCACTATGAATCAATGTGGATGCTCCAAAAAGTATATATGATCCGTATGTCTGGATATGTTCGATAGTAGTCATAATAATACTATGATTATAATGGTAACATTTATATTATTTTTGTAAATCATATAACTATAAAATCTGAATATATTTGTATATGAAAGTTCTATAATATGGGTGAAAATATCGGACTATTTATTTTTCATCGCGACCTTCGAATGTATGATAATAAAGCTTTACTACGTGCATCAAAAGAGTGCGACAAAATATACACCGTTTTTATATTTACACCAGAACAAGCATCGAATGCGAATATATTCAAATCCAAAAATGCGGTCCAGTTTATGATTGAGAGTATAAAGAATCTAGCGGATGAGTTACGCGAAAACGGGGGGGATTTGATCACACTGTATGGGGACCCGATAAAGATGACCGCTCACTTGATCGAACGATTGCACATAAATTCATTATATTTTAATCGAGATTATACTCCGTATGCAGTACATCGCGATACTGAAAGGGTGCAATTGTGCGATAAAATGAAAATATTGGTTCGAACAGAAAATGATTATTATTTGCAAGATCCGCGTACAATATTAAACGGGTCGGGTGATTTTTATAGACATTTTACCCCATTTTACGAAAAGCACTTATTGAGTGACGTGGATATTCCAAACAAAACGCGTATTCTCCATTTGTCGCGATTTACCGGACGTATGGATCATAAAATTACGATTCAACATGCATTTGAAAAATTTGTCGGAGAAGAAAATAGCCAAATTGCGGTTCGTGGGGGGCGACCAAACGGTTTAGTCACATTGAAGCGCGCATTGTCTGATTTAGGTACGTACGCAGAAACGCGCGATATAATGAGCAAAGATACATCCTTTTTGTCCGCGTATATCAAATTCGGCTGCGTGTCCATCCGCGAAGTATATTACATGTTTAAGCGAAAATACAATTTACACAATGAATTTATCCGTCAGTTAATATGGCGCGATTTTTATGCACACATTCTATTTGGTCATCCGCAAACCTTGGGCAGACTTTATTCGGATTCGATGAATTCATTACGTTGGATCAATAATGATGCCCATCTGAATGCATGGAAAAACGGGAAAACGGGATTCCCGATTGTCGATGCTGGGATGCGCCAGTTGAATGTGACGGGGTATATGCATAATCGCGCACGTATGATGGTCGCCACTTGCTTAACTAAGATTTTGATGTTAGATTGGCGGGAGGGGGAGAAGTATTTTGCACAGCAATTGACGGATTATGACGTCGCATCGAATTCCGGGAACTGGACGGCCATTGTGGGTGGTGGTTATTATGCGATGCCTTGGTTTCGCGTAATGAGTCCGTGGGTGCAATCCAAGGAATACGATAATGACGCGATTTATATTAAAACATGGGTAAAAGAATTACATGATGTGAAACCGAAGGATATACATAAATGGTATAAAACGTGTGATTTGCCGGAATATAGCCATATTACTTATCCCAACCCGATTGCCGATTATACCAAACAAAAGGCCAAATTCTTGGATTTGTATAAATCTGTCTAATAATTGCTGCGACGCAAAGTCCCCTAACTGGCCGACTGCAATAAGATTTACTTTATTTCTTATACAGAAAAATATGTGTTTACTATAATTAAACATATATTTTATGAAAAAGACGCCGACCGAATATGAAAATCCGATAGACAATTTCATTTATCACGGAGTAGAGTGGGTTGCCCCCGCATTTTACAAATTAGGTTTTACACCGAATATGGTGACCACCATTGCGAATGTATTTAATGTGGCGTGTGTATATTCCATATTCAAAGGACAATATGCCTGGGGGTCGATCTTTTATTTTATTGGCTATTTTTTCGATTGTTTAGACGGATATTTAGCACGGCGCTATGATATGGTTACGCCATATGGCGATTGGTATGATCACATTAGCGATAGTATCAAATTCATAGCAGTGTGTTTTGCCTTATATAAAATGAATCGTCTCCAGTTCCTCATATGCGTTCCGTTAATATTGATTAGTTTGTTATGTACATGCGTATTTTTCTCCTTTCAAGAGAAGATGTACGACAAATCAGACCAATCTTATACATTGAGTATGTTAAACAAACTGTGTTTTGCAAGCACGCCGGATGAAGCAAGAGAATACATGAAATATATACGATATATGGGATGTGGGACATTTACAGTGATAATGATGCTCATTATTGGTTTTTACGGGGTCGATATTCGCAATGCGTAAATGATAATAATGTCGAGAGAAATTTGATATATTGGATTTGGTAAATAGAAAATTAGAAAATCGCCGCTATATATTATTATTGTAATATATAGTTTAAAACCGAGGAATCATGTATTTTAGCACTTTATTTCGCAAAATGAGTGCAGATTCATATTGGTCACATCCGGCAAGTGTCTGCATGACCTATTTCCAGCACTTTTGGTTTTCGATGATGCTATGTCGAAAATTCGCAATTGGAAGCATGAAAGCGTTTGTTCATGCGGTGTATCCGGCAGTATATATCACATCTTCGAGTGATTTGATCGAAGATGTAAAAGAAGATATGAAGAAGGTGGGGTGCCGAAAGGATGCTACATCTGATATCATTTCAAATCCTCATTAATGATGGTTTGTATCGGCGAAGATTTAAAATGGTACGCTCCATAGGAGCGACATTTCAAAACGTTACTGGTATCTGGTCATTGAAAAAATTAAAATACCCAATTTTATAGCTTTTTATCATTTCAATTACTCCCATTTTTATAAAATTGAAATAATGAATAATGTATAATCAAAACATAATCACAACATGGATTTTGAAATATCAAAGGAGTGCAAATTATGTCGAAGAGATATGATACGAGGATGCATTGATTTTCCAAACAAGGGCGGAAATATTGATGTTTGTGGAAATTGTGGAGATTATATGAAATATTTGGAAAATGATTTAATAAAAGATAAAATTAAATTTATGCGAAAAATAAGGTGTGAAAAATGTAATTTTCGCATTTGTAAAATTAACGGTAATTCGGTATGTTTATGGTGCTTAAATGATGATATAATTTTAAGACATAAAATTTTATATGATAAATATAGCGGAAAAACACACGCATTTGTATTACAGAATGATTTTAGTTATTGTATGAATCAAATCACATTAAGAACCGAACGCAATTTAGATGAAACCAAATTAACACATTTAACAAAGAAGGTATTAAATAATGCTTCACACGCCAATCGTTATAATCCATCATCATTTGAAGATAAAAGCATAAATAAAAGATGGGGGTAAATATTACTTAAACGAGATGGATACAAACGAACTTGTAAAATATTTGATTCTGATGCCTAAGAATACAATCTTGGTAATAGTCTTACTCACTTGAATGTGAATAAAAAGACTCGCTAGAAGTGAAATCGGCGAGCGTAATATATGATTTACCCCATTCGCGTATAAGTGCGTATGCTTGTTCGACCAATAACCTATCTACAATGTCGTCCGCAGAAATTTTTCTCTTCTTTAATTTACGTTTCAATGCGCGCCCGTCGTAAAACTCACTTTCGAATTTTGGTTTATAATATACTTTGCTCAATACCTCTTTCATTTTAGGTATAGACACGCCCTTTTCTTCAATTATATCCATATTCGAATCGATAATAATGTCGATAGCCCCAGCAGTTAAATAAATCTTGGCCTCTGCGGCTCCAAGACGCGACATAGATGCACCTCCACCTCTCCTGACTTTTCTAGTCGCGGATGCAGGAGAGGCCCTTGTTTTAATAGAAGCAGGAGAACTATTGGATGTAACGGAATCACAATTACCAGTTTTTTTGTTTTTACGAGAGCCTTTCGGACAGCGCGGCATTTTTATATATATCATTGATAGATATTCTTCTAAATGAGGATAAAATTATATCATAATGTAATATTATTTATAAATAAAACATTTTTATAAATAATGGGTGTAAATGAGAAGGGTATATTTTTTTATCCGTTTGTACCAGCGAAGATTTAAAATGGATCACTCTTTATATCGGCATTTCAAATCGTTACTTGAATCACACAATTCTTCAATGGTTTAAATATCCAACGAAATCGTGTTCTTATCAGAACGCTGCTTTCTTCGATTTGTGCGTTTGGGCAATTGACCGTTCTGCGCATCCTTCAATGACGAAATGCTTACCATGGAATCATTCTCATCTCCACCCGCACTGGATTGTTGGTGCATATTTACTTCGCGAGTTTTTAGACCGGACAACAGACCCTCTAGATCAACAGATTGGGGGCCGCGCATTTCAGCGCGAGGCCCTTGCATATTACCCTGCATCGGCTGTTTGGGTGGTGCCTGCATGGCCGTACGTTGCTGGACTCGTACATTCTCATGTTGGTTGCTCATATCCACACCTTGTTCTTGGAACATGGAACCACGTCCCATAGAAATATCCGGTCGGTTTCCGGGGTGTGCGGTGTATTGCATACCCGGTCGCGGAACCTGTCCCTGTCCCTTCGTTTCGACCGGTGCAGGAGGCGCGCCAAACGTGGTTTTTACTTGTTCTTCGGGATGCAACACGCTATTTACAAATTCGAATCCGGGGCTGGTTTGTTTCATTGTCTCGGCAGTTGCATTCGAAAACATTCTCATTAATTCGGGGCTTTGGCGAATTACATCATTAAAACCAGGTGTTGCGGTAGATAATGCCTTGTTTGTAATATTCAACACTGCACCGCTAAATCCGAGACGTAATAATAGCGACACTTCGGGGGACATTTTCCCGCCCTTGTACTTGTCGTGCAGTTCCGAAAAAATCTCCTCATAGCTCTCAATGTCCTCATTAATTTGCTCACCCCACCCATCCAAATTCAAACCAAATGGATCAAACACCGCATTCGCATATTCCATCGAATTCACTAATGTAGTGAACCACCATCCCTGCAACTTAATACTATCCTTTTTCCGCTTGTCCTCCATTACGGTTTCATATTCGTCTTCCACTTCGTCATAATCGGACTCCATGTTAAAATTGGATGTATGTTTAATATGTCCCTTTTCATACCATTCGTCCAATTTCTTAATCATGGCGCGCTTTTTTCTGCGTCGATCGCGTTCATTCATGCGCGGCGCTGCATTCATCGGGACATCATTTACCTTTCCAAAACCATCCCATGTTTTGGAATTACCCACACTTTCGGCGGTTGCAGAACCAAGACGAGACCCGGTTTCCGGTTCTTTCACAGGTGTCTGTGCGGATTTGTTCCCCCCAAAACTAAAAAAGTCGGCAAAACCACCCACCTTTTTAGTCGTAGATGGGGGCGAGGAATCATGTTGCGATGCATTTTGCGATAATTCATTTAATTCATTTTCCAATTTATCTAAATCGCCCAAATCGACACTTGTAGAAGAAGCGCTTGATATTTTCTTATCATTCATTAATAATTCAATTCCGGGACCAAAATTCACAGAATGTCGCGGCGCTTCTTCTTCCAAATTGAATGAAATTGGCTCAAGGTCGCTTAACCCAATATCAATTACTTCCATATTCTTATTCTATCTAAACAAGATTTATTTTTAAGTTCTCCGCATAAGTAATTAGTTTTGCTTGTTTCAAATACCAAATTCCTTGCAAAAATGCGTCCGCCAAATCGTCCTTCTTGGGTGTATCCAATACACTCCCCCATTGTCCAAGCATTTGATTGTTTGCTATAAATTGTTTGCTAAATATAATTGCGTCTTGTTTGTGCTGTTTATATGCGTTTTTTTTATTGCATGTATTATCTTGGACAACAGTGTTTTCTAAAGGTACAGGAACAAGATGTTTGAGTTTATTCGCCGATGATATAAACTCTATGTGAGGCTGTTCTTCACACATGATGTAATATTGGGCGAGCATTCCCTGAATTGTCTTCATTCGCGTCGCAATTGTGGATATTTGATTTTCGATAATCACATGACTCAATTCTTTGACGTTTCTCTCGTCCAATTTCATTCGAAGATTTCGCCCAATTGTGATTAAATCTGTTTCCCCTGCCGATTTCATTTTCTTGGACAAAATGGGCTCAAAACACTTGGATTGAAAATGATCTTGTAAAATGGCTAAACAATCCTTCTTGGTTTTGGGGGCGTCTATTACAAGGGCCCCATATTCGCTTCCGAAAGATACCAATTCGTCGCGCGACAAACGTTTCAGCGCCGACATTTGCATAGTTTTTTTTGGTATTGTCCAAGATTCACATTTTTTAGCATGTAATTCACAGAAATAACACCCATTTTTCGAATATTTCGCCTTTTTCCCGCATAAAATGGCTGCAGCATTCTTCGTCTTCTTCTTCTGTTGTAATGTGCAATTGCAGTGAAAAACAGGAGCATGTTCGTCGTCCATCAAATTCAAAACCCCCCAATCTTGAACGGTAAGTGTTTGATCTCCCAGCTGAAATATGCAAAAGGCCATATTTTTGATCCCAACATCAAAACTGATGAGCTTCATATTGTAATGTGTGTAAAATGTAATGTTTATATACATATTCAAAAAAAGGAGAAATTAAGGAGTGTATATCTTGGACATTGTCTCGTAATAAAGTATAAATATGAAGTGTCCTTGTACAATCACTTGTTCCATAGCCATGATATTCATCATAGCCAAGGTGTATATGTTGGGTGCGATGCTAAACAGCCAAACTGTGCAAACATACCAGGGACAATTGCCCGAGAAATTACAGGGAATATATCAAGAAATTGTGAAAGAGCGGACACAGATATATTACACCGGATATGCTTTAGGCGTTCTATTGGCTGGCTGTATTATATTTTATAACACGTCTATTCGTAAGGAGCGCGCATCCGCATTGTCTATGGTATCAACCGTCGTTGCGTCGGCATTCATAGTCAATTATTTTTACTATATGCTAATGCCTAAAACCCAATGGATGTTGAACAATATAACTACGCCTGAACAAAATAAGGCGTGGTTAGAAATGTATAGAAACATGCAGGTGTTTTATCATTCGGGCATGGTTCTTGGAATGGTTGCGTTGGGTACATTCACATTCGCATTTTGTTAGTTACGCCTAACCGACATGCGAAATAATTCGTCTTGTGTAACAACTGGTGCGGTTTTGCGCGCTTCCAATTGCTCTCTCGACAGATACAACTCTTTCAAATCACTTTTTGGCTGGTTTTCAACACTGCGCGTATCGTCATATGATGAATATTGCAACGGGGAACCTTGTATCGGGCGATTATCACCGCGTTGGTCAGGCAAGAATCGTTCGAAATATCCGGTATCATTGCACGCCTCTCTAAAATTATCCTGGGCAATTTTTTGTGAATTATTTGTTAAATAGTTGCGATACATCCAGTTGGTAGTAACCCCACTTTGTTTGATCAGATTTTCATTCAAAATTGCCTCAGGTTGGTATGAGGCAATTAAAGAACGACTATCTTGCATGTTCGCCGGAAATTCCGGATATGCATTATTCGTCGCATATCCCAATTTTGACTTGGGTATAGTTTCGCGTACAACCGGAAATGCACAATTGATTGTTTCGGGTTGAGGATAAGAAAACATTATATATTTCATACACATATTGTTTTCCAAAAAAAAAGATAAGGCATGTGATTATGCAGCATGTTGTTCAATTAATTCGATCAACTTCGTCTTTTTCATCTTGGATGGGTCTTCTAAAATGCCCTTCTCAACGACTAAAGCCTTTAGAGCAGACAGAGACATTTTACTATATTCTCGATTCTCTGTTGAATTTAATTCAATAATTTCCGTTGCAGATTCATTGGGAATCAGAAGAGGCGCTTCACATTTAGAAGCATTTTCAACATTACAATCGTCGATGATTTCAATGGGAATTTCTTGGACAGAGAAATCCGCATCGGCTTCATCGTCGGATACAATAATTTTCTCGTCATCATCATCATCATCATCGTCGTCCAAGTCTGAATCGCTGTCGTCGCTATCGTCGTCTTCATCCGCATTTAATGCATGTTCAAACTCATCCTGGATATTTGCCCTTATAATTTCGCTAAACCGTTGATCCAATGGAATCGTAGATTGTTGTTGATGAATGAATGGAATGGATGGTCGAGTCATAAGAGAAACAACAGTGTTTTTGATACCGGACATTTCTTGGGCAATATTATTCACGATTTCAAACATTGTATCCGCCTTTTGTTCGGCCGTAGCAAGACGTTGTTTAAAATGATATACCAACAGTAAAATCAAAACAAATGTAATTCCTAAACTAATGAAAAAGAAGGTTTCCATCATGTTAAAAATGCTCATATTTATAATAGTCGGACAAGAAAAGGATTACGTTTTAACGAATGGATTATGTTACATAAAAAATATATGCGAATATAGTATAATTCAAATATACATATGACTAAAATGAAAGGTGGTAAAATGAAGGGGGGCATATTACATTCATTGAATACATTGGACGAAAACAATACGGAAATGTCGGTAGATACGCCGGGCTCGACGATTTCTGAACCCGACGATAATACGAGTGTCGAATCCCAATCGAATTTATTTTCCAATAAAAACATTATTATTATGATATTGGTTGGATTGCTTATTTTGTCCTTTTTAGGAATGAATATCTTTTTATTTATTGGAATGGCTGTACAATTTATAGTCAGAAAGGTGGGTGTAATCGTGACTACCATTCTTGGTTGGATTGGATTTTATACCGGCGCGGCTATAAATACAACGGCAAATGTCGTCGGAGATACCGCAAAAGCGGGGATAGACATCGCCGAGGGGACGGTTCATTCGGTGGGGAATTTATTGCAAGACCGCAATAATGTGAGCGGTCCGCTTCCCGAGCAATTGCAATGGGATGCAGCAGTTTTCGAAATGCGTTCTTTGAATACGGAACAACCCGAATTTGAACCCGATTATGCATCCGAATTATATCAGGATGTAGAATCCGGCGTAAAAGACGCGGAACAAGTCGGCGAAGCCGTGGGCAAAGGGCTACTTGAAACTGCAAAAATACCAATTTCGATCCAGGTTGTAAAAGAACAAACTTTGGACGAAACGATTAATAGTGCTCCTCCGAAATCGACAGAACCCACTCCGACCGATTTCGACAAATCATGGTGTTTGGTGGGTGAATATGATGAACGTCGTAGCTGTATTCAAGTGGATAGACCCGACATGTGCATGTCTGGGCAGGTGTATAAGACCCAGGACAACTGTTTGAATATTCATTCGAAATCAAGCCCCTTGTACAATGCACCCGTGAAAACTTCCAATCCAAACAAATATACAAGAACGGCGGAAGCGTCAATGACGCAAAATTGGGGAATCCCCCCACCGCGTCCTCCGCCTGCCGCTTATGCTCCGGCCGCTTATGCTCCGGCCGCTTATGCGCCACCAATATATACCAATCAGATTCCACTTGTACAACAACGACCGGTTCAATATCAGCAACCTGCGCTATATTATCCGCCCAAGACAAATACCGGATTTCAGCCGCCACCAGTCCCTGTGAATCCATATAGCGCACCCATTCCCATGCCGCCAAATGTGATGAACGTGCAAAATTTTGCATTGCAACCACCATATTATCGCACTGATTCCGACAAAGAGTCAGATGGTAACAGTGGTGTGCCCGGATATATAAATGGGCTACCGAATCCATATTACAGCGAACAATCTGGTCATCGCAGTATTCCGGGGGTTCCCAATCCTGGATACAGCGCGCAATAATGTTTATCACAAAAATAATATATGAATAATATTACAAATACATATATTATGGACCCTCCCACAAATCATTTTATACAAAATGAACCGATTGATTTTGTCGCAAGTAGTAATCCGGATATATCATGGATGACTAACACCCGACGAATTGACGACGAAGACGACAGTGATTCTGACTTGGGCGATGATTTACAGCATGCATGGGACGACGAATTTTTTAAAAAGTTCGAATGGTTAAAGGATCGGGAATCCGAAAAGCGCGAAAATGAAAAGGATAAGCAATTACAAAAGGCGGCTCTTCTTAAGGAATTTTGTAAATTATTAGAAACGGAATTGATGGATATGCAAAAACAGCCAAAACATGTAGTTGAGACTAGGCAAACCAATCTATATTTATACTTCATTTCGTTGGATAACAACAAAATGTTTTTACATGCCGATATTAAAAAGGACTATGATGTGGTAATGGAAGAATGTGCGGATATGTTCGAATATGTGCAATTACATGTTCCCCAAAAAGTGGTGTATGCGATGGTAGTTCATGATTTATACGATATTGATAAGCACGTAAAACAATTTATGCATCTGTTTGGTATCGATGATACGCGAGGTGGCTCCTATACGGAAGTACATTTGCCGGATTACATGATAAAAACAATTGAACACGAACGTGCAATTGCTTCATTGGAACATTTTATGCTACAATAACATTTGTCTTCTCCCACGAAAATGCTTGAAATGTGGAAACATTGGGCGGGTATTCAACGGCGCAATTTATATAGGAATAGAATTCGTGGGCAGTCGTACCATTTGATGTGAATGCCTCTTTTATATTTCCAATGAAATTGAATTGTGTGTTATATAGATTATCCGTGGAACCTTGCACCACGTTTCCAGATTCATCATACATAGTCATGAATATATTCATGACTAATCGAATGGCGAATACATTGCTTGAATATGTATTGAGTGAAATTCCCGGAACATAGAGCGAACCAATGTATTTGATTGCGGAAATTGCACCGTCATTGCTATCCAAAATGGAAACTGTAAGACGGTCCAAAAATGATACACTTGGACTAACAATCGATACGGGCTTATCATTGTAATATAAATGCAACGACGCACTTTTGACTAACATATCAATCGTCGCAACATTTGTCGAAATTATAGTGCGTATATAATTGGTTTGAAACGATAAAGAAACGGGTATTATTGTTTGAAATACCATGCTCGTACTATTTGGCTGTACGATAGATAGATGCCCGATTTTCGCACTGGCGTTATTTGGCTCGATGACGTCATGAATGGGCGATATTTCCCACTCAAAATTATAATCAGTGTAGGGTATGTCGGTGAATCGTATATATTGATCATTTCGATACATGGAAAGGGGGACTTTGCGGTCTTTATATAATAGAATAACTGGACCCGGAACATCGGATGAAGACGACGGTTTCGGTTTTGTACTAATATCTTCACAATATACAGTCCGTTTATTTTGTTTAACCAACCACGCCCATCGTTTGACAGCGGTTGATTGTGAAGTCGCATTTTGTGGATATTGTAAAATTTCAGCTTTGCGGCGCATATCTAGTTGTTCCGTCGTAAATCCGAGCGAAGGGCACTTCATCTCAAATCTGGATGAAACGTTATTTTGCGCTCCTAATATTGTTTGGCGCTGCCGCTGTTGCGATCGGCATTGCATAATAAATGTATTATTGTTTGTGCTCATTATATTTTACACTATGGAGATAAAAATATAACAAAATTGGCGGGGGGGGGTCATAGTTCTAATAGTTCGCCGAATACCATAAATTCGACAAATAATAGGGGAATCCTGTCGCATCGGCCGATCCGGCCGCATCAGACGCCGCAGTATTTCTACCCCAAACGACGATATTATTGATTTGGAAGACGCTGAGGGCGGTGTCGTAATATTGCAAATCCGCAATATTTCCATTAAACCCGCCGTTCTTGCAAACATTTACATTTTCATAATTTTGCTTCGGAACATCCTGCATAATCATACGTCCAGCAATGACGCCGTTAATATATACGTCCAATGCAGTGTTTTCAAGACGAACGCAACAATGAAACCATTTGCGCAACGGCATATCCTTGATATATAGCATGTTTTGGTAGTTGTTGGGATCCACCGTATTCATCACGACGAGCAATTGATGCCCTTTATTGTCTAAATATAATCCGGGACCGTTATTCACGGTCGCTAAACCGTTGGTTCCATAAGCCGCATTTCCCTTGTTGAAAATATTTGAATATTGAGGAGTCGTGCCCGTAGTATTAATATCATTAATATAAATCCACAAAGACCATGTAAATTCGATACCGTCGCTTTGGTTATTCGATCGTAAAATGGGGATCGATTGAGATATTTTGGGGTCTTGATAAATAGTGACTTCATTGGCCGCATTCATTGTTCCGGATATCAAAAAAGGACTACCTTTTGGCTTTGTAAAATAACCGATGATTCGAATGCCTAAATGAACCATAAATAAAAAAACGATTAGCACCAGTAGTAAAAAAGCGAACTTCGCAATCATTGTATTCGAGTTCAAAAACTCCGACCCGGCGCCGACAACCGATGGATCTCCAAAACTTGAAATCGATTCCTTCACATAGTCCGACATACTAGACACATTATCGACCACGCTGTTGGATATCTTGGACAACCCCTCAGTCGCAGTATTTATTGTGTTTGTAACCGCGGCCGGAATAGCTTGTGCTGTTGGTATTTGATTTACGGGTGGTGGTGGTGCAAAACTACTCATATGTATCTTCTATTATATATTGCGAATATGTTTTTATGCAGGGAATTCAATTCAAATTTTAGATAATAACCACCATTATCTAAAAACATTTTGCTACACCATTGAAACCATATTATGAATGATGACTTATAGATTCATCGTATATGATGACTGCTGCACGTTGTTTTTATCAACTGAAAAGTTGAGACTGTATGCAGAGAAAAAGTTGGAAACTGCACTACCGGTTCCACTCATGTAATCATCCCAAACTTGCTGTGGGCCGACGGGGTTAGCCGTATTTTTAAAGCCGGCAATGTAGCAATCCCATCCAGAACCCAATAAAACGGGGGTGGCCAACGCAGGCACTGCTGGCGAATTCGTCAATTTAGTCGAATTCACTAACTTACCGTCTAAATAACAATCAACAATGGTATTGTCCGAACTGACTACCACATACACCCACTTCTGAATCGCGAAATTATCGGTGATTAGAATGGTTTGTGTATTTCCGGCCTGTCCATTTGAATTCATGCATGTAAGGTCGCAATATAGGGATGGCTTGTCGGGTGCTAAATACAATTTGATATTTCCTGCGCGGGAAAATATGACCTTGGTGGAAGTTGTATTCCACGTATTCACATATACCCAGATACCGTAGGAATATCGCGTGGATTGTCCGCTATTAATTGTGGTAATAGGCTGATTATCGCCACTCATTAGACTGGCGGATTTGGCCAATATAGACGCTTGACTCACAAAATACACATATAATACATAAACAAGCATGATCACTATAATGGCTAAAATAACGACTGTCCAATTCATTATGTAACTTACTATATACATATATTATACAATTTTGTTCATTTTTAGTGACTAATATCTTGATATTAGGGATAAACATAATATCAAAGTGAAAGGTCTTGCTGCAAATATATGTTGCCGCTCATCAGTCCGTATTCAAATTTTTCGACGAAATTGGCGGATCGGAATTCATTTGCGAATTATACAAAAACGCGATTTGGTCTTCGCTTAATGGATGTCTATAATACACCACATTGCATATTCCACCATCCAATCCATTGTCGTCGCCTACAGTAATCGTATCCAAATCATTATATACGGGCATTGAATCCGTCATAGTGAAACTTCGTTCTAAAACGCCGTTTATAAAGATATCCACTCGATTATTGGTATAATTCATGACTATTTGATTCCATTTTTGATTCGGAATAGTGACGTCATAAAAGGTATTCGGCGATTGAGACGCAGGAGGATATTCTGAAAAGTAAAACACATATTTGTTGCGTTCAATCGGTTGGTCATTTACGCCTCCACCATAGTAACGTAACATTGGTTTTACATGTTGAACGCCACTCGCGTCGGTGAAACCGTAGCTCAAAATTTCCGTTTCTTTGTTATAAGCTTCCGATGTTGGACTGCGTGGATTTATATACACCCACATGGATAAACAATAATTCGTCAAATACGAACCGACCGCCTGGTTTGGCGCAGGTGGTATTTTCAACATATCGCTTGTCGCAATCGTTTGTTTTCCCTTGTCGAGATATATTACATTATTCGCCAATTGAATACTGTTACTTGTACCGGTAATTGGGGCGGCAATATCGGGTAAATACAAATACAATATGACCAAAACAATTTCTAAACAAATGAATCCATATACCGAATATGGGGTGAGATGAAACTGTTCTAAAATATAGAACCACAAATCCCACAACACACACGGAATATAGAAAATCAACTGTGATATGAAACCGGCCCATCCCTTCAATCGCGACATGTAATTCACAATGTATTGGTAGACTATGCCTAAACCAATCAATACTATGAATCCGATCAATAATTTATTCGAATACACAGATATATTTGCGCCATTGTACGTCATATAATAAATAGCCATCGCACAAAACGCCAATATGCCCGTCGTTTTAATGAAAAGGGTCGTGGTTGGGCGATCTTTGCCCAAATTTAATATCAAGGCAAACATGAATAGAATGGGAAACGCGTACAGGAAAAAATATTTTTGGACATTGTAATGAGCGCTGCCCGAATTAGAAAATATGTTGAACAATATAATGGAAACAATCACAATTCCGATGCTATTGAAAAAATACTTATATATGCATTGCTTCCATGTATCATATGCAGAATCCGTACTGGTGAGTTTGGTGAAAAAATCCATGAGTTCGGTTTGGATATTATTATAAAAACTCGGGTTCCCGACCTTTTGTTTTACCATATTCTATTTGTGAATTTATATTATATTGCGATTATATCGGCGAAGAATTTGAATATGACTATACTAATATGTATTTTGTGAGCGTATTATGTATCCGTGCAATCAAACGTTTTTTTTCCGCATTATAATCGCGTATGCAGGCTAAACACTGTTCATACGTTTTCCATTCCATTTTACTGACTTCCGTGGGGTCGGATTGGTTTTCTCTCACTTCTGTCGCATTTTCCATGTACATTAAATAATATTTGTGCTTGTACGATTTATAATTCGACCCTGTGAAAATTTCTTCATACGGCATAATATTTTGCACATTTTTTAGAGAGTTTTTACTATATCCAGTTTCTTCTTCGAACTCGCGCAATGCACAATCATAATCTTTCTCCATTGTGTTGCGACGCCCTTTTGGAAACCCCCATTCCGTTTCTTCCCATGTCCCATTCGCATCGCTTATTTCAATTAAATCTTTTAATGTGTAAAAGTCCTGGTTGAATGATACCCCCGCACTAAGTGTTTTGAATTTTTCGCGTGAGATCACTTCCTCGCTTTTATATTGGCTCGAAATGGAATTCCCGAGCCAAATATCAAACCATAGTTTGTCGAAATCGTCGGTTTTCATGCGGCGCTTTTCGTCGGCAGTCATTTGATTTAGCATATTTACGATGTAATGCTTGTTCGCAACCGAATATTTTCCTCGCATGAAATCGATATGGCCCAAACTGTCTTTTCTGCGAATCATTAAATATTGCAATACGTCATTTACTTTGCGAAACACGACAATTCCTATACTAGTAATGGGCATTTTACATTGATGATACATATGCCCCCCTTTCCCACAATTATTACAATAATGTTCGTTTTGCATAAGTACGGTTTTTCTACATTATTATATTCCACAGTGTTTATATACTTTTTCGTTACATCCACGTACTATGGACGAACATCACGATAAACATAGACAAGACACATATTTACCGCCAAATTTCGTCCCATTCAATTCCGAAAAATTTGACCCCGAAATTTGGGGGCCGCATTACTGGTTTTTTTTGGAAACAATTTCGCATAATTATCCACACACTCCAAATGCCGTAACCAAGCGTAAATATTACGACTTTATACAAAACTTGCCTTTATTTATCCCAAATCCGGGAATTGGCGACAAATTTAGCAGTCTCTTGGACAAATATCCTGTTTCGCCTTATTTAGATAGTCGCGACTCGTTTATTCGATGGGTTCATTTTATTCACAACAAAATCAATAAAATGCTGGGGAAAGAAGAAATCTCGCTCTTTGCAGCATTGGACCATTATCGCGCACATTATAAGCCGAAGCAACTGAAATTGTCCGAAAAATGGAATTTGCAAAAGGAATACATTGTGATGGGATTCACGGTGTTATGTCTGATATTGATATACATATCCTACAAGTAAAAGTATATACCCAATGCAATTGGAATTGCTACTAAGTTATTTATCAAATAATTTGTCTTTATATTATAACGAAATTATATAGGATGAGATTTGAACTTGTATTGCTTCTCGCGGTGGGCGCGATTTGTTTTCATATTTATAGCGACGGGAAATATACCAAACAATTGTTCCAATATAAGAAATATTATCAAATGGCGGGGGTTGTGATTGGCGCCTTTGTGTTATATGTTTTGGTGAAAAAAAATCCGGCACACGCAAAGGATATTATTATGACGTCAAATGATTATTTGAAATATTTACCTGTGGATAAAAATACGACCTCGATGTTATCTCCCGTATTAGATTTCACTTCGCGAAATTCGTTTTCAAATAACGATGGTCAATACCCGATTGTACAAATACCTGGTCCGGGGGATAGACAGCAAAATTCAGAAGAACGCCTGATGCAGTCCGGTAAAAAAAGCACCAAGCGGTCGGTCAGTGAGACCAAAAAGAAGTTTGTCGCATCTCGACAGAACTGGAAATGTGGTGATTGCGGAGAACAGCTGAACGCATGGTTTGAAGTCGATCACAAAACGCGCCTCGAATATGGCGGAAGTAACCACGTGGATAATCTTCTGGCGCTTTGTCGCGAATGTCACGGAAAGAAGACCACCATTGAAAACTTGTAAGCGCTCAACCGCCAATATTGAAAATATACGTTTAGTGTATATACGTATATTTACCATGGACGTTTCTCAAACCATAAAAAAGACACGTAAAAATAGAACGATTATCATGAAAACACAGGTACCGGCAAATGATTTAGAAACTGCGCCTGTGAAAACGGCAAAATGTCCAAAAGGTACGCGTCGAAATAAAAATACGGGATTGTGCGAACCAATTCCGAAATCGGATGAACCCAAGGCACCGCCATCCGGTGCGGCAGATCCCGTTGTGATTCAAGAGGCCGAGACAACGGCGGCTATGGAAGCGAAAAATAATGAGGGTCCGTCCGCGATTGAAGAAGAAATGGAGCGAAATGTCCAGGGCGAACCGGTGCAATTAGCCCCCTCGCAAAAAAACAAGGAAGCCCTCATTATAAACGACGTTTTGGCGGCATTGCCCAAAAATTCGAATTCCTATAAACGACAAAGGGAGAAAATCGAGTTTGATACACGGTCTCAACATAGTGAACATCCATATTTGTACCCCGATTTAGACGACCCCGAATTCGCACTCAAATTGGCCAGTCACAAAGAGTTTCACGATACGCAATATGATGGTTCTATAAACAATGTCCAAGAATACGCAGACAAGATGTGCTACGCAGAATTCGAACTTTTGCCTCATCAAATTTTCGTGAAGAATTTTCTCTCCTTGCAAACGCCGTACAACAGTCTATTGCTCTATCACGGGTTAGGCAGCGGAAAAACATGCAGTGCAATTGGAATTACAGAGGAAATGCGCAGTTATATGAAACAAATTGGGATTAAGCAGCGTATTATTGTGGTTGCGGCGCCGAATGTCCAGGCCAATTTCAAACTGCAATTGTTTGATGAACGACGCCTCATTGAAGTGGATGGCGTCTGGAATATCACGTCTTGTATTGGGAATACGTTAATTAAAGAAGTCAATCCGACCAGTTTGAAAGGTATTCCGAAAGAGCGCGTCGTGGCCCAAATACGTTCTATTGTGAATCAAAATTACGTATTTATGGGGTATGTCGAATTGGCGAATTATATTCGTAAAAAGACCTCCGTTCCAAAAGACAGTGGATTCAGTTTGGAAGATCAGCGCAAAATCGAAATCCAAAATATTCGCCGGTTTTTCGACAATCGATTGATTGTGATTGACGAAGTACATAATATCCGTTTAGCCAATGATAATCAGGAAAGCAAAACCGCACATTTATTAATGAAATTGGCCAAATACACCACTAATATGCGGCTGTTGCTTCTTTCTGCGACACCCATGTACAATTCGCATTCCGAAATTATATGGCTAGTGAATTTGATGAATGGGAATGATAAACGAGGTTTGATTACCGAAGAAGAAGTATTTGAAAAGGATGGGAAATTCAAGGAACCCAAAAAGGGGGAAAATGGTGACGTCATCGAAGAAGGCGGGCGAGAACTATTGCATCGGAAATTAATCGGATATATATCCTATGTGCGCGGCGAAAATCCATACACATTTCCATATCGCATTTATCCGACAGAATTCGCATTAGAGCACACTTTTGCAGAACCACCAAGTGTGATTGGATCCTTGGTCAAAGCGGGCCAGGCGTTGATCGGGCAAGCCAAATATCAGCACAAGCTACCCACAAAGCAATTAAACGGAAAGGAAATTGAGGAACCGTTGCAATTCCTTCCTCTTTACGTAACCACTTTGGGTGAATATCAAGAGAAGGCGTATCAATTAGTCATTGACGGAATGCGTAAAGATGCAGAAGAATCCAAGAGCGGTGCGATTCCCGATTTCGAAGAAATGGACCGTTTTGGATTTCGACGACTACAAACTCCATTGGAAGCGTTAAACATTGTCTATCCAAGCGACAGACTCGATGCGCAAATCCAAAGCGGTGCATTGTCGGTGGAATCGATTCAAGAAGGATCGATTGAAGAAGAAGAGTTGGGCGACCCGCGCGGAAATATGGTGGGCAAGCGCGGCATGAATACGGTCATGACGTTTATTGACGATTCACGAAAACGAATTCCGCTAAAATATGGATTCAAATATCGACCGGAAATATTGGAAAAATATGGGCGGATTTTTCAAAGGGAGGTTTTGCCTAAATATAGCGCCAAGATTGCCGCAATATGTGATAGTATTCGAAAATCAACCGGTATTGTGATGATTTATTCCCAGTATATTGATGGCGGTGTAGTACCGTTAGCGTTGGCCTTGGAAGAAATGGGATTTACTCGATATAGTACGGCAACTGATTACCCCCCAACACTATTTGAAAAGCCCCTATCCGAACAACTTGATGCGGCAACGATGAAGCCAAAAAGTCAATTGAGTGACGTCAAGTCATTCAAACCTGCGAAATATGTTATGATTACAGGCGACAAGGCATATTCGCCGCAAAATGCCGAGGATTTGAAACAAGTCACAAGTTCGGACAATAAACACGGAGAATTGGTCAAGGTTGTGTTGATTTCGAAAGCGGGGTCCGAAGGACTGGATTTCAAATGCATTCGGCAAATTCATTTATTAGAACCATGGTACAATATGAACCGCGCAGAACAGATTATTGGTCGCGGCGTTCGTAATTTGAGTCACTGCATGTTGCCGTTTTCAGAACGAAACGTGGAGATTTACATGCATGGTACGCGAATAAAGGACCGACCCGACGAGGAGGCGGCGGATGTGTATGTATATCGTTTAGCCGAAAAGAAGGCCAGTTTGATTGGGCAAGTAACGCGTATCATGAAAGAGACCGCGGTGGATTGCGTGTTGAATATCGGCCAAGTGAATTTTACAATGGATAAATTGGCTTCGATTGCGGCGAACCAAACCATCGAATTGACTCTTTCTACCGATAGAAAACGGATTCAATACAAAATCGGCGATCGACCCCATACCGATATTTGTGATTATATGGAAGATTGTGAATTTAAGTGCAATCCTCGCGGTCCAGAGCGACCCATTATCGACGATACATATTCCACACAATTTGCGGATTCGAATAACGGACGAATTATGCAGCGCATTCGCCAATTATATCGAGATGAGCGAAACGGTCAGCATTTCTACAATCTGGCGGAATTAATCGACTCCATAAATATAACAAAACAATATCCGGTGTATCAGATTTACGCGGCGCTGACTGCTTTTACGAATAATAAAACCGAATATTTGGTGGATAAATACGGGCGGCGTGGTAATTTAGTCAATCGTGGAGATATTTACGCATTTCAGCCCATTGAAATCAACGACGAGGCCATTACTGTATTTGAACGGTCGGTTCCGGTAGATTATAAACGTCAAACAGTTGGTTTAGAAATACCTAAAGAGTTTCCCGCGGAAGAATCCAAAAAGGAAATGTCCAAGATTTCCGACAAAACGGATTTGGATGGCGAATATAGAAGAATTTTAGGCGAAATTGAGAAACATGTGGAATACGCAAGTAGTGTCCAAGAAATCGCGCAAGGAGACCAGAATTGGTACAAACATGCAAGTCGCGTCTTCAATCAGTTGCAAATGGTGCATGAAATCGGTTTTGGTGAATTGGTGGATTACGTGATTCATCACAACGTGGATTTCTTGATGCCCGCTGAAAAACTGATATTAGTTTCCCATTTTTATTCGAAAGTGCGCGATTTTGCGGATTTAGGCGAAGTGGAGAAAGTAGTCAAGGAATATTTAGATACAAAAATGATTACTTTAGGAAAAAAGACGGTGTTTTTTGTCGCCGAACAGGCAAACTGGATGCTATATGTGCAATCGCCAGAAGATCCAACCCGGTGGATAGAAGCCGAGCCGGAAGATGTGCGTAATTTCGAACAAGCTGGATTATTGGCGAAGCAGTTTGAGATTCTACCCGTCGTGTATTCTCAAATTATGGGTTTTATCGATATGTTTCATAATGGGAAGGAAATGGTATTTAGAATCAAAGATGTGACGCAAATGCAAAACAATCGCGGAACACGCATCGGCGCTCAAACGCCAGGTAAGGGAGATATAATTAAACGGTTGAATGAGGTGCTTGGTCTGCAAATGTACAGTTTATCGACATCCAAAGAAATTATGCAAATGGGGTTGGGCGTTATTTTGGAAATGATTTTGCGCCATCGCACGGACAATCAATATGGAGGCAAGGTGTGGTTTATGAATCCCGAAGAGGCAATGTACAGTGGAATCGCAAAATATCGCCGCGCAGTATAACCAATTGGTCCATATTTTTTGTCTTCATAAAATAGTGTATAGAATGGATCTGTTGGCTTATTTACATTCGGTGAAAATTGTAAGCGAATTAACATGCATTGTCCAAGAAATATCACATTGTGGTATCGAAATCGGGGAAAAGGTGGAGCGCGCTGCATTGGACAATTTGCAAGGAACGTCGGAGTCAGCATCGACAAATAGTTCTGGTGACGAGCAGAAGAAGTTGGATGTGGTTTCCAATAAAATCATGATGGATGCTCTGTCCAAGACGGGCTTTTGTAGTTTGCTGCTATCTGAAGAGGACGACGCGGCCGTCCAAGTCCAAGAACCTGGTAAAAATACATACATGGTTGCGTTCGATCCGCTTGATGGTTCTTCCAATATTGACTGTAATTGTTGTATTGGAACCATTTTTTCGATATACACAGACACGAACCCGGCGGAAACCTTGGATAGTCGTATTTATAGAACAGGAAATGATGTAATATGTGCCGGATATATATTGTATGGACCCGCGACAGAGCTGGTTGTTACTTTTACCGGATTAGGTGTGCGCAAATTCACTTTAGATCGAAAAACTGGTTTATATATACAAACCGGAATCTTGGACATTACTTCTAAAAAGAAATTGATATACTCCATCAACGAAGGAAATTCGCGGCTGTGGTTCGACGATATGAAGAAATATATTGATCATTATCGCGATCCGGCCCAAAAATACACGCAGCGATATATTGGTTCCATGGTAGCGGATGTTCATAGGACATTGTTATACGGAGGCATGTTTTGCTATCCGGCAGACGAAAAAAACAAACATGGGAAATTGCGAGTAATTTACGAATGTTTTCCCATGGCAAAAATATTGGAGGAAGCTGGTGGGAATGCAATTTTAGGCAAAATGAGCGCACATCGAATCTTGGACATTGTGCCTACTGAAATACACCAACGAACCCCGATTCTGATGGGTTCTGCATTTGAAATAGATAAATACGAGAGCATTTTGCGCGCACTCAATGAAACCTGCGTCTTTTTGTAGATGGTGCAGTGGGCGAGGCACCCTGCGACATAGGAATTGCGGCGGGGTCTCGGACATTCTCCTCCAAATTTTCGCGCAAAGATCGTTCCACATCATTCAACCTGTCTTGAATGGATCGTAAATCACTCAAAACGTTATGCGTTTGAATGGAAAATAGAGAACGATTTATTTTCATGATGTTTTTTCCGATTGTGTCCATGTTGTGTGTGTATCGTTATTTGAACATATTCACCACATATCAATTTTACGACATTGGACAAAATTGATGTTTGCACAATCAAGCCGGAAAACAATATAAAATCTAACTGCTATTATATTGTTAATTAATCCCAATGGCCACAGTAATTATTCGTAAAAAAAAATCCGACGATGGAACTGCAAAGGACAAACGTGGGGGTGACGATCGAAAAGTTTTCGGCGTGTATATGAAGTCTATTTTGGACACCAAAGTATGTTTAGCCATTACGGAAATCGGTAAAAACGTGAAACAGAATTTGGAGAATCGTATTTTAGTGAAGATTTCGGGTAAGTGTATAAATGAAGGGTATATTAAACCGGGTTCAGTGAAGATTGTAAATTATTCGAGTGGTAATGTTCAGTCGGATGTGGTCCAATTTCACGTTGTATTCGAGTGCATGGTTTGTTTGCCGGTAGAGGGAATGTTGATCGAGTGCAAATGTAAGACGGTGACGAAGGCGGGTATTCATGCTCAAGTTGTGGATGAAGCGGGCAACATGCCGGTTACTGTGTTTGTAGCGAAGGATCATCATCATTTAGACAATCGGTTCCTATCCGTGAAAGAGGGGGATACATTAACAGTGAAAGTCATTGGAATTCGATTTGAATTGAACGACACGTATATTTGCGCGATTGCAAAATTGACGTCTTAGGTCGAAGTTAGAACCAATATATTATCTCTTATTTTTTGCGCAAGCGCGTTGGATATCTAATATAGAGTGCATTTTATCACACATATCTCAATAATTCTACCCAATTAGAAACAATATAAATACTTCATTCGAAAAATGTTAAAATGGATAGTCAAACATTAGAAGAACTTAAATCATGCATTGAAAAAATGACCAAATCTCAACAATTGGAAGTGTTAAAAATTTTGCACAACGATCCGGACGTGAAATTAAATGAAAACAAGAGCGGAGTATATGTGAATTTATCTTTTTTGCCTAAAACTGTGTTAAATAATATTCGCACTTATTTGGCGTACGTGAAAGATCAAGAACGGTCATTGACTCAAATGGAGTCGCAAAAACAGACGTTTAAACAGGCGTTCTTTGAAGAAGAATACCAATCGAATGTGGGTGCTATGTAATTTACAGTAACCATATAAAGATTTGGTGCCTCTATATTATATCCAAATATGACGACCTTATTTTTAAATCAAATTTTTTATCCACATAATAAATTTGATAGTATTCAATGTTTTGAACAATATATGTTAAACGACGATTTCATGCGACGGCGTTTATGTGAGACATTGGACAATATAACAATTCCATCAGAATGCGCATTGCCTATCGCAAGACCCTCTCTTCGATTCGGCGCAGAAATTGCCGACCAAGAATGTATTTTTTCGCCAAGAAAAACAGACACATTATTTTGGTGCGCTTACGTAGTTCATCACGGAGAATCTGAATATATTATGATAGGCAACAAGTATAAAACGACCGAAATTCAAGAAAAACAGGTTATATTGGATTATGTGAATAAGAATCGCGAATCAATGAAGGCCACATTGAAAGTGCATGGTTACAAATGGACAAATGTCCAGTTTCAGGAGACACAATCCGAATTAATGTTGGATAAAAAGACATCGTGGTCGGCATTTCACGCAATGTGCATGTTTTATAAAATAAACGCAATATTGGTGCAAGACAATGTGTATTTGGAATTCAAAACAAGTAGCGCAGAGCCGTTTTATCAGTTTAATCGAACTCAAGACGGATTTATTTCAGTAAATACGACGCCAATATCAGATGTACGTTTGGGTAACATAATGAATACCAAGGTTGGGATTGATTATGGCCAAGACAAAATATTGAAGGGTATTTCGAATTATAAAATCCCCGAATTGGAAGAAATGGCTACACGCTTGGGTGTAGTACCTGTATCGCCGAAACCAAAAAAGTCGGATTGGTATGAAGCGATTTTGGAGAAAATGAACAAGACAAAATTGATGTTTGAATAAATAAAATAATATATGAATATACGTTATACCTATTTATATATTATGAGTCAGTCTGCGGCAGTCGAAATTTCGCCGAATTATAAACCGACAAGCCCGTCTGATACGTCTCCGCAGATTATGGATTCAACATCGTCAAAGAAACGTGCAGATGAACGAGAGCCAAATTCAAAGGCGGATTTTGAAACTATGGTGGAATTTTATTTAGCCGATAATCCGTATTTGAATGCTCGCGGAAAGGTAAGTGAATTGGAAGTCCGCTTTGGTACAAATCCGAAAAGCGCACGCCCCCTCTCTAAAATCGATTACGACAATGTGGTTCAGCAATTTTACAGCGCCGGGTTTTCGACAAATCACCCCGAGGGATTGAGCATTTTGCGCATTCAAAGTGAGGAAACAGATAGGAAGACCGGACAATATCGGATGTCGAACAGTCGCGCAGAAGTAATGGGTGTTGATTTGGTGCAGGAATATTGTCGTACGAATAATTTGCAAAAGTTGATCGATTTGCCTTCGACATCGTCTGCCGTAGCAGATAAAATCAAATTCACCAAGAAAGAGCCTCCATTTATTGGTGCGAATCGCGATACAAGCAAGCCATTGCGCCCTGTAGAATTCCCTGATCATAATTTCCGCGTATCATATCAATATGAGCGCGATTTTGGAGTTAGATCTGAAACTGCGAAAAAGGTTTTATCGAAATGGACAGATACGAAAAAGACGTTTCGATATATAAATCGTGTTCGGTTGGCGCACCCCGACTACCCCGTGTTTGTAGATATTAGTATAGTGAAAGGTTCTGCAAAAACAGACCGACGCGTTCCGATTCCGCAATACACCGTTCAAGACGCAAAGGTTTTTACAAATCCTGAAGGTTATGAGGTGGAATTGGAAGTTGATAACACGCGCGTGGGTCCAGGAACACCTTTCACTACAACTGCTAAATTGATGGTGGCTCTTCGCAAATGTATTCGTATTGTATTGAGTGGATTGCAAGGAACGAATTACCCGATCGCATATAGCGAGAGGGACAAGGTTTTGCACATGTATATGCAATTGGTATTTGGGCCAGAATATGCAGTGGAATATATGGAACAATTGCTGAATAACAATGACCGAACACGAAATATCGCAAAACGCAAGCTGAATCGCCATTTTACAGGTCCGTCGTCATATACATTACAAATGGTGAATGTAGCGCCCTTGCCCGAGGATGGTAAAGAACAGACCTCTACGCTACCGAATATTCGAAGCAGTTATACAGTCACGGACAAGGCAGACGGCGACCGCAAATTGTTATATATAGCACCCAATGGGCGTATTTATATGATAGACACCAACATGAACGTAATTTTCACAGGAACTATGACCACGGTCAAGGATTTGTGTGATAGCTTATTGGACGGTGAACATATTAAATACGACAAAACCGGCAAATACGTGAATTTATACGCGGCGTTTGATGTGTATTATATAAATGGGAAAAGTCAGCGGGAATTGAATTTTGTCGCCATGGACGATGCGGAAGAACCCAATAAGTTTCGGTTGAATTTGCTAAATAGTTATATCCGCGCGTTGAAGCCGCGGTCAATAATAGACGTTTCGGGCGGCAACAGCGACCCGAAAAAGAAAATGGCCGAGGACCAAATAGACGAACACGCTTGCCATTTCCGTATAAAATGTAAGGAGTTTTATTCTTCGCGCAACGGGGGTATATTTAAAGGATGTTCGGAAATATTGTCGAAAGTTCGCGATGGGACGTACGAATACAATACAGACGGTTTGATTTTCACGCCAGCAAGTACCGGCGTTGGTGGAGAGCGCTCGGGTCATGCCGGTATTACCAAAAAAATGACTTGGCCATTGTCGTTCAAGTGGAAGCCGGCCGAATTCAATACAATCGATTTCTTGGTTTCGGTGAAAAAGGACAAGACTGGGAAGGAAGAGGTACATCACGTATTCCAAGAAGGTGTGAATTTGGCTGCAGCACAATCGTTGGTGCAATATAAAACAATCATTTTGCGATGCGGATTTAATCGTAGGGAGCATGGATATGTAAATCCAATGCTGGATATGATAAATGACCAACTTCCTTCGCCTGGAGATAAAGATAATGAACAGTATCATCAACCGGTTGCGTTTCAGCCGACAAATCCGTACGACACAAATGCATCATTATGCAATGTTGAATTGCGCGACAATGGTACGGGAGGTATGGTTATGATGACGAAGGAAAACGAATATTTTGAAGAGGATATGATAGTCGAGTTTAGTTATGATAAGGATAAAGTTGGTGCATGGAAATGGATCCCACTTCGCGTACGTTATGACAAGACAAATGATTTACGATCCGGGGGTCAGAATTATGGAAATGCATATCATGTTGCGAATAGTAATTGGCATTCTATTCATCATCCGATTACGGAGAATATGATTAGTACAGGTTTGAACATTCCTACAGAAACCATGGACGAGGATGTGTATTATAATCGTTCCGGAAAGGATACGAATACCAAGGCTCTGCGAAATTTTCACAATTTGTATGTTAAACGAAAGTTAATATTGGGTGCGAGTAATCGAGGAAATACGTTGATTGATTACGCGGTGGGTAAGGCGGGAGATTTGCCGAAATGGTTGGCGGCTCACTTAGAATTCGTCTTTGGTATAGACATATCAAAGGACAATATTGAGAACCAATTGGACGGTGCGTGCGCGCGTTATTTGAATTTTCGCAGAAAATATAACAAGATGCCCGGGGCGCTCTTTGTAAATGGGAACAGTGGTCTCAACATACGTTCTGGAAAGGCGCTACTTAGTGAGAAGGACAATCAAATCGCGAGGGCTGTATTTGGGCAAGGACCAAAAGACAAAACGGAATTAGGCGCCGGGGTGTATAAGTGGTATGGTATTGGAGAAGAAGGTTTTAACGTGAGTTCATGCCAATTCGCATTGCATTATTTCTTTGAAAGTGAGCGGTCAATGCATGCTTTCCTGCGAAATGTAGCGGAATGTACCAAAGTGAATGGATATTTCGTTGGTACGTGTTATGACGGCCAAACTGTGTTTAATTTACTGAAAAACAAGGAAAGGGAAGAGGGGGTGATTATTATGCGCGACGAGCAGAAAATGTTTGAGATTACGAAACAATATGATTTTACTGGATTTCCGGAAGACGAATATTCGTTGGGATACGCAGTGGATGTCTATCAAGAGAGTATTAATAAAGTGTTCCGCGAATATTTGGTGAATTTCAAATATTTGGAGCGCGTGATGGGAAATTACGGATTTTCCGTCATTGGTGATGAGGAAGCAAAAGCAATGCATTTGCCGAGCGGAAGCGGACTGTTTAGTGAGTTATTTGATATGATGAATTCTGAAATTCAGCAAAATCGGGGTTTAAAGAGTGAATATGAAAGCGCGCCGGATATGACGAATGAAGAGAAGCGGGTATCCTTTCTAAACCGATATTTCGTGTTCCGTAAAACACATAGTGTGAATGCTGAAAAGGCGGCGAAGTTGATGATGCGACATTTGAATGAAGAAGATGACGAATCTGCAGATGCGATTATTCAGCGTACCCAAAAAGGGGATGCACTATTGGAGAAGGTGAGCGAATCAAAATCAACCATTCGTAAATTGCCGGGGAAGAAAGTGCAGATTACTATTGGGAGTGGTACTATTGGGAGTGGTACCGAAGTAAATTTGGAGCCGGTCGTAACTGGTAAAACTGTGGTGATTCGTCGTGCAAAAAAGGATTAGGTATAATGTCTATATAACCATACAATAATTGTGTGTTTATGTATAATTTACATCGAACTAATATAAACATAAACGTGGAACATGGTATATCACATAACCCGATTATATAAATATGATTCATTTACAAATACCGCGAAGCGTAAATACATTGTACAACAAGATTGATTGCATAGAAGAAGATATTGATATACCTTCTTCGATTGCGATATCGAATTCATTGTCGTATTATTTAATGGATATAAAACAGCGGATTGAACACCAAGAAAACGAATGGGACATATATAAACGATATACGAATCCATATGAATATATACATACATGTATTCCAGGAAAACGTAAATGTATTGCAAAAATAAAACCATTGTCGCGTTCTTATTTTAAAATGATTGAATTGACGCGTTTTTTTCGTTTATTGGAGACACCGACAATAGAAGGTGAGCGAAATTCGTTCCGCAGTTTTCATTTGGCGGAGGGACCCGGTGGGTTTATTGAAGCTCTGGTACATATGCGCAATAATCGAAACGATAAATATATTGGTATGACTATACTGGATGACGCGCACGATCCGAATATACCCGCATGGAAAAAAAGTCAGCAATTTATGAGAGAAAACCCCAATGTTACAATTGAAACGGGTGCGGATGGTACGGGCGATATATTGAACATTACGAATTTTGAACATTGTTATACGCATTATGCATCATCCATGCATATGATTACGGGCGATGGCGGATTTGATTTTTCAGTGGATTTTAATAGCCAAGAGAAACATATTACAAAGTTATTATTCGCACAAGCGGTATATGCTATTATTATGCAGAGAAAAAATGGATGTTTTATTTTGAAGGTCTTCGATTGTTTCATGGAATCCACATTAGATATATTGACCATTTTATCATCATTTTATGAAAAGGTTTATATTACAAAACCGCAAACAAGTAGGTATGCGAATTCAGAGAAATATTTGGTGTGTAACGGATTTCACTTCGCAACGATTCATCATGTATATCCACGATTGCATTCAGTTTTTCAGAAAGTGATATCTTGTCGATCAGTTTCGCGGTTTTTGAATGTGCCCTTGACGTTATTAATGCAGACGAAGATGGAAGAATACAATGCGATTTTCGGCCAGCAGCAAATTGAAAATATTCATTATACACTGTCCTTGCTCGAACATAAAAACAAACAGGATAAGGTAGATAAACTCATAAAAAATAATGCGCAGAAATGCATGCATTGGTGTGCAAAATATCAGGTTCCATGTAATCAATTATTGCCGACAACGATCGCATTTTTGGACGAGCATGGGATTAAATAATGTACCGTTTGGTTTGAAATATAATTATCGTGGGCTATAATTATAATATGAAAGTTCTGGTATATGGGTCAAACGGGTGGATAGGGAACCAATTTGTATCTATTTTAGTCGAACATGGCGTGGATTTCGTATCGGGCGTTTCCCGTGTAGATGACGAAAATGGTCTGAATGCCGAAATCAACCGTGTCGCACCAACACATGTAGTTTCTTTTATTGGACGAACTCATGGAAAAATCAACGGAAAAACATATCCTACGATTGATTATTTAGAACAATCTGGAAAATTGGTAGAAAATGTGCGCGATAATTTGTTTTCCCCTATTCTTTTAGCCGAATTGTGTCGGTCGAAACAAATTCATTATACTTATTTGGGAACCGGATGTATCTTCAATTTTGACGAAGATCATCCATTTGGGCAAGAACGAAATGGATTCGACGAACAAGCGAAGCCGAACTTCTTTGGTTCCTCTTATTCTATCGTGAAGGGTTTTACAGATCGTTTAATTCATATGTATGATAAAGATGTCCTGAATTTACGCATTCGCATGCCGATCAACGGAGAATGCAATCCTCGGAATTTTATCACCAAAATCACTACTTACGAAAAAATTTGTTCTATACCAAACTCCATGACTGTTTTGCCTGAATTATTGGTGTATGTATTAGAAATGATGAAACAGAAAATAACCGGGACTATGAATTTGACGAATCCTGGATTGATCACCCATAATGAAATTTTAGAAATGTATAAAGAGATTGTGAATCCAGAATTTAAATGGGCAAATTTTACCAGAGAAGAACAGCTGAAAATTCTGGCGGCGGATCGATCAAACAATTTTTTGGATACGTCTCGTCTGTCGGCATTGTTCCCTCAAGTACGCCATATTAAGGATGCAGTTCGCGATTGTTTGCATAGTTATAAACGTTATATGGATATCGAACAACATTTGACTACACCATACGTATTGTTGGTGACTGGAGGATGTGGATTTATTGGTAGCAATTTTATAAATATGTATTTTCCGAAGAAGAATCCTTCGATGTTGGTAAATTTAGATGCGATGTATTATTGTGCATCGGAAAACAATGTGAATGAAGCAATCCGCGATTCGCAGAATTACAAATTTATAAAGGGAAATCTAACGAATGGGAACTGTGTGTCGCATATATTAGCAAAATACGGTGTTACGCATGTAATCCATTTTGCAGCACAATCGCACGTACAAAATTCGTTCGAAGACAGTATTCAATACACAAATGATAATATTGTGGGCACGCATACATTATTGGAGGCATGTCGAAAATACGGAAAAATTCAGAAGTTTATTCACGTTTCCACCGATGAAGTATATGGCGAATCTATGAATAATGTCGAGGAGGCGCACAAGACAGAACACTCGATTTTGTGCCCAACAAATCCATATGCTGCTACAAAGGCGGGTGCAGAATTGATTGCGCAATCATACAATCATTCGTTCGGTATGCCTATTATTATCACGCGCGGGAACAATGTATTCGGGCCAAATCAATACCCCGAGAAACTCATTCCACGGTTTATTGAATTACTTGGGAATAATGAAAAGGTAACTATTCAGGGAAATGGTAGCGCAGTTCGCGCCTTTTTACATGTAAGCGATACGGTGCGTGCATTTGAAACGATATTGGAGAAGGGTGCAGTCGGCGAAATTTACAATATTGGTTGCGACGAAAATATGGAATATTCCGTTTTGGATGTGGCGAAAATATTGATTAAAATGATGAAACACACAACTAATTATGACACATGGATTACATATGTGGAAGACCGCCCATTTAATGACCAGCGTTATTATATTAGTAATCAAAAGATCAAGGATTTGGGCTGGACCATACACATGGATTTCATGCGCGGCTTAACAGAATTGGTGAATAGTTATTATGTGCGGCAAATAATAAATCGATGAGTGTATATTTCACATCAATACAAACATGATGATGTTGTTTGTGTGCAGGAATCATGTAAAAACTCGGCAAATGAGTTAAAAAATCATCGTTATAATATATAACGATGATTTTGTCGGAGAATGCTTGGATTATATCAGTAAGTGTTGTATTAGTAGGAACCATAATATGCTGTATCCGAAAAATAGAGCATGCCGCAGATAGCGACAATGACTCAATAAGCGAACTATTGGTATGAAGCGACAGCCGAATGAGTTTGAACTATCCATTTTATAATATTATTATATAGTAAAATGTCCATTGTATTTATCGCAACTCTTGCGGCCTTACTGTGTGCTCATGCATACACCACCGCCAATGTGGTGAATCAGCTCTCATTCAGTGGGGGAGGAGCTTTTGGCGCGGTCGAAATCGGGATAATCAAGAAAATAAGAGAAAGTTACTCTGTACCCTATGAACGATATACGGGTATCTCCGCGGGAGGATTAAACGCGGGGTTTTTGTCGCATTATGCGGACCTTGACGAGGGTATTAAATCCGCGGAGGCGTTATATTCGTCGATGCGCAACCGGGACGTGTTTGAATTGTTACCGGAAACAGGAAATTCGTTATTGAATACACATCCGTTGCACAATACGCTGACCCGTGTTATATCGAATATGTCGTCTGAACCTATCATAGATACATTGATAGGTACCGTGAATTTGTATACGGGCAATTTAGATATATACCCGTATCACGAAAACACCTTGGAAAACAAGGTATTATTAATGATGTCTACATCTGCTATACCGATTGCATTCCCGCCGATAAAATACAATAACTACATGTATGCAGACGGAGGGACACTCAGCAATGAATTGTTAGATATAGTGCATACCGAAAAATTCTTGAATATTACGTATATTAGTCCGTATGGACTCATGGAGGAGAATGATACACCGATTCATTCAATCAAGGATATGGTGACGAGGACATTTCAGATTGTGTCCAAGAATTTTAACAACCCGTTTGTTCGTTTAAATCACGAGTGCGAAACGCCCTATGGTGAGATCAATTATTATTATGTAGATTCGTCCGCATTGGATGGATATAATATGTTAAATTTTGATAAGGGCGCGAAGCTAGTTGAGATTGGATATAACAATGTGAACCATAAAAAATACAAATTATGTTAAGGGAACCGTAGGTTCCCTTATGATCCCTCCCTAAAAGAGGGAATTTTGTGGCGAATGTGGATCGACCTATTCTGATTCACAATTACACTCCCAATCGATGTAATATGTATCGCATTTTACACAAAACCCGCTCCCGCTTGGACAGTATATTTTTAAACAGTCGATCATTAAATGGTGATCATATTCATTTTGCCGACAGTCCATTTTTTTACCAAATATTCCTTCGTATCTACATTGAATATCGTTCATAATATATTGAACATCTTTACCAAACCAACTACCATAATTAGTATCGCAACAATTTGAACAACCGGTCGCATATCCCATTATCCAATATTCTAATCCTTCGATTTTGGATGAATATGCAGGTGTATCGAAGCGACCCGACATTTCAGTGCGAACTCTATCAGCAATAGCAGAAGGAGTTTGCTTCACTTTACTTACGCTTTCGTCCATCTTGTATACAATTAATTATTTACGTTTATACAAAATATAATTCAATATATCAATTTTATAAAACGTTCAATTTCGGCTTCTCCTCCGGCTCCGGATCGCTTCAAAAATAGGGAGGGATCTTAGGGGAACCGTAGGTTCCCTTAATTTGAAAACATGGATGTTATTTTACCGCAATTACCGCCATTGAACGAAACCGAATATTGCACAGCATGGGGTTTTGTACGCGTGTTGTTACTATATGTGAATATCCAGTTAAAATCACCTTGTGTAGCACCGCCTAACATGCAATGATAAATACGATCTTCGTATTGAGCATAGGCTCCGCGATTAATGCTTAAATCTTGCGGAAAGATGTTAATCGGCTGGTTTCCGTATCCACCCAAACGGTGTGCTAAAATGTGCCCCGCATCGCAATTATCATTGCCGTCATCCTCTAATAATCGCGCATATTGTTGTGTGCAAGATGTTGTATCAGTGCCTTGGTCTAAATCGGACGGTGTTATAGTACCGGTCGCTTTAACGACAACCGGATATTCACCATATAAATCATATTCGTATGTTATTTTAGCAGTTCCTTTTCCCATAACAAGGGTGTTTTCACCCACACTCGGACACGAAACCGTAGTGCATACACAACTGGTAGATACGGCGACTGCGAATAATGAAAATAATACGCAATATAAATACATAATGATTATGTATTTCTATTAGATATTTATGAATCTTGGGTTTTACATAAATTAAAACGCAATTAGCCCAATGCTGTATATGCATTGTTAGTCAATTGGTAAGGCAACGGGCCACTACATTTTTGGAATCCATCGGAATACCTGGAAAATTTGGGAATACACGGCGCGGGCACACCGATTTTGTCCTTTTCGGTATAGGCTTCGCTCGATACTCCATACGATAATGCGGTTCCGACTTGCGCACCGTAGGCTTTGGTGAAAAGCCCCCCATTCGTAGTAATTGTGTTATAATTGAGACGCAACGTGCGCGTGCTCGATGATACACCTCCTTCCTGTGCGAATTTATAGTTGTTGGGTTTGTATTGTGCCTGCACGAAATTGTTCGTGGGATTCGGACAGTAATTAATGCCTTCTTGATTGACCGCATATATATTGCCCTCACTTCCGGGTGCGCCGGGTTTGACTTCGCGGTTTCCTTTGCGCAAATAATTATATTGGTTTTGATCAAATGTACGACCGCGTGTGGCTAAATATTGGTATGATGTGGTGCAATAGGGTTCGGGGACACTGTTGTAATTTATCTTTTGCTGAAACATTCCCGCACTTCGCACACGGCGTCGAGCATTGGTCGCGGGATCCATGCATACATTTGTTGTTAAAGCTGTACATGTCCCGGGAAGTTCCGTTTTATTGTTCGTAAGAGTAATATCTAAAGTGTTTTCGATCCCATCACAATTGCAAGATTGGTCTTTATCTACGACTAAATACCCGTTTGGCTGGTCGAAAATATCGATTTTAGATGAAATACGTTCATTGGATGGAGGCTGACTTTGTGTCCCGATTTCGCGGCGATAAAGTTTTAGCGGTTGTGGAATAAACAATAGGTTCCCATTCACCGTGTCGTTGGACGGATTGTTCTTTTTGATGGAAGATGTAATTTGCGTAAATGTTTTACCTTTCCATGGAATATACGGGACCTGACTATAATTTAAGCGACTTGGTTCAAACATTATATATAATGTATATAATATAATGGCGTCTTTTGCCCCATTCTTAACTGTGAGAAATATGATATTATTTGGATTGGCCTTATTTTTCTTATATTTGATCCGGATATATGCATTCACCGTATATGAGGGTGCTACTACAACCACTATCGAAACTTCGATAGTGGACGATAACGACTTATCTGGATACGTGAAACCCACTATGGTAGAACACGACCTGGCTGGTGAAATTGCGCAATATAAGGCAGATGTGAATATTGCTTCGAAATTACAAGATAATTTAACGGAACAAGTCACAAATATTATTACCGGAATGGATATAAATGAAGATTTGACTACAAAGTTAACGGAACAGCGGATGCGTAATAAAAAATTGCTCGAGAAATTAATTGCAAAAGAGGTGGAATTTTCCAAGCTTGAAACCCACCTGAATGATTTGCAAAATGAATACGATAACTGTAAAATGGCTACTACCCCGATTGGATCAGTCGCATTTCCTCAACAGGTTCTCAATTTAGACAACAGATGGGCATATTGACCATCCTAAAGGGTTTAATTGCAATCTTGCGGGATACGAACGAAATATATATGGTTCGACGTGCCGTTAAAATAAACGCGGATGCCGACCCTTTAGGGTGAATGAAAAAAGGAGGCAAATCATATTTTTACATATGATTTGCAGAATAAAACTATCGTAATATTTATATATATCATTGAAAAATTAATATGGGAAATAGTGCCTTCACCCCAATGCCCATTTTTATACCACCGCCGCCGCCACCAACGCTTTCCCCTCTTGAGCTTGCTCGCATAGAGAATGCCCAGTTAGAGCAACAGATTTCGGCTGATAATATTGCAAATACTGCGAGTAGTGCAAAACTAGCGGCTGCCCAAACATCATATGCACAAACAAATTCAGAATATAACGATGAAGTTACTGCATATTTAGCGGCACAAAAGGCATCCACGCAAGAAAATACGAAGTATAACACTTTACTGAATGCTTATAATGTTGAAACGAAAACGGCCAATGCTAATTATAACGCAGAACAGATCGCAAATTTGTTGGAAATTTCAAAAGAAGAGGCTGAAAAATTATTAGCACAACAATTAGCAAGTGGTTTGGTTGAAACGGATAAAGCGCTGAGCAATACCGAAAAATTGTTGAATTTGGAAACCGAACAAAACACGATATTGCGCGAACAGTTGAAACAAAAGCGCCGGGAGAATCGTGAAATGTTGGATAAAATATCAAAACAGGATGATGAACTTGCGAAAGTTGAATTAGAATTATATCAATGCCTACAAGAACAACAAACATTGAAAAAGGAGATTGTACCGACAGATGCGCCACTTCAGTTTGGAATCGTGTCTTATCCGAAACAATCGCTACAATTTACGGGAAAAACACAGTATGCTGTTCAGTAATACACATTTAGGTAATAGCGATTTATCGCTAACGGTTACATTGAACGAAATAAATAGTACGCCCCGGGCGTGCGGATTTAAATCTTCACTGGTGTAAAATAGAATATAATTGTAATATATAGTACAATGAAGTATTTCAGTGTTGATACGTTACAATTTTTATATATAGTCCTTGTTCTGTTTTTTGCCTATGTGTTTAGTGTTGATTTCATGAAAGTTCGCGAAGGTGCAACTACAATGGCTCCTTCTGCGACTGCGACAACGGCTCCTACTGCGACAACCGCCGCGACTAAGGCTCCTACTCCTACTGCGACAACCGCTGTGACTAAGGCTCCTACTCCTACTGCGACAACCGCTGTGACTAAGGCTCCTACTCCTACTGCGACAACC